GATCTTTCGTAAGGATATATAAAATGGCCAACACTACTTTTAACGGTCCAGTACGTTCACAAAACGGCTTTCAACAAATTACGACGAATGCCACTACTGGAACTATAACTCAGAAGCAGTTTGAGCTTCAAACTGTTGCAACTTCTGGCATCAACAATGTTGTTGATACAAACGGTTTTTCAGGAACAGCCACTGCTGTAGGAGTTAATAACGCTAGTTTGGGTACTGGTGCTACCATTTTCGGCATTACTCCTAATGCTCATGGCTCTGGAATTCCAGATGCCTCCATCAACACTTTTGTAAATAAGGTTGGCGGCACTATTGTAACCTCCATTCTTATTGACCTTCATGGTGGCTTTGATGGTTCTGCAACTGGTGACAGGATCATTGGTAATGCAACAGATGCAAACGCTTACATTGCAGAGTTGACTAAAGAAGTTAACGGCATCCCTATTCTTCTTGAGTTTGGTTGCGTAGAAGTACCAACTGGTGGCGACCCAGACATTAACGTAGACATTTCTGCTACAGGAACTACGGCTTCTGGTGCTGCGGTTGCTTCAGGCACTCAAATGATGAACAACGGCGACCTTACCTTGGGTTACTACAACTCTGTTGACTCCGCCGCTACTATGGCTGCGTTGTCTAAGAAGTTTGTGTATCTTGTACAAGGTGCTGCAACAAACGCCGCTTATACAGCAGGTAAAATTTGGATTCGTATTACAGGCATGAACGTAGATTTCAACAATGGCTAACAGTTTAGGCAGGGGGGGAAACCTCCCTGCTTTTTACTCATGTAAAAGGATTCAGGCATGGCTGATGCTGTAACAAAAACTACGGTAGAAGATGGCCCTAAAAAAGCGATATTTTATCTCACGAACACTAGTGATGGAACAGGTGAGGGTGCGGTTCTTAAGGTAGATGTTTCTGGTCTTTCTTCCTTACAGGATGGAACGGCTTGCACGGGAGTTCGTATTAAAAAAATTATCTTTACCACTGTTGGTATGAGTGTAAAACTTCTTTGGGACGCTTCCACGGATGTTATTGCAGCGCAACTTCCAGCAGATTATTCTGATACGTTAGATTACTCCGATATGAGTGGTATTCCTAATGTTGCTGCGTCTGGCGGAAATACGGGTGACATTCAACTTACAACAGTAGGGCATTCTAGTGGAGACACATATTCTATCGTTCTTCATTGTATAAAGCAGTACTAAGTAATAGGAATTAGTTATGGCAACTTCTGGTACGGTTGATTTCAACCTGGACATGGCTGAGATAACAGAAGAAGCCTTTGAGAGATGCGGTCTAGAGTTTCGCACAGGATACGATGCCGCAACTTCTAGGCGATCTTTAAACCTTCTTTTTGCTGAATGGTCAAATAGAGGGTTAAATATGTGGACTGTAGAGCAGATCACACAACCCCTTGCTCGGCTATCCTCTTCTTCTTCTGTCGCAACATATCCAATAGGAGCTGTAACTGCTACGGTGGGTGCTTCTACTAATTTAACTGTAGGGGAAACAATTACAGGGGGTACTAGTGGCGTCACGGCTTCTATCATAAGCAAGCCGTCTTCGACGACTATTACGATAACCCTACCGTCTGGATCATTTACTACTGGAGAAGGTATAACAGGATCTAGCAGTTCTGCGGCTACAACTATTAGCGAAAATCCATCTTTGACGGATATACAATCAACTGTTGATATTCTTGAGGCTGTAGTTCGAAGAAGTTCTTCTGATATTGGAATTACTCGTATAAGCAGAAGTGACTATCTAAATACTCCTGATAAAGATACGCAAGGTCGTCCAACACAGTTCTTTGTTGATCGTCAAATAACTCCTACGGTTACTCTTTGGCCTTCTCCTCAGAACTCTACGGATGAACTTATTTACTACAGGGTTCGTAGGATAGAGGATGCAGATGCTGGTGTTAACACTGCTGATTTACCTTTTCGGTTTTTACCTTGTTTGGTCGCTGGACTAGCCTATTACATAGCTCTTAAAAAATCTCCCGATAGAATTGGTCTTCTTAAAGATATTTATGAAGAAGAGTTTCAAAGAGCCGCGTCTGAGGATGGAGAAAGAACAGCTCTTAGACTAGTTCCAAGCTACTCTTCATTGAGTCTAACCTAATGCCCAGATACGCTTCAGGAAAACATGCTTTAGGTATCTCAGATCGTTCTGGAAGAGCCTACCTGTTAAAAAACATGATTAAAGAATGGAATGGATTCTTTGTGGGCAAGGATGAGTTTGAATCAAAACAGCCTCAATTACAGCCTCGTCGAGTCTTGGCGGATCCTCAAGCGCTTAAGAATAGTAGGCCAGATAGGACGGAGCCCCCCGTAGAAGTTTTACTTCCGTTTAATCCTTTTAGGTCTGGCATAAGTGGTTCTGCTACTATTACAGTTAATGAGCCTGGTCATGGTCGTAGCACTGGGGACGTGGTTCGATTTAGAGAAGTCAAAGATTTTGACGGTTTTACAGATTCTGTTATTGAATCTTCTTCTGGATATACAATAACAGTTATTGAAGGCGATTTGCGTACAAACTTTCAATCTATTTTTTACTCCTTCACGGCTAACAGCGGAACAGCCACTACAGGAAATGTTGCAGGGGGTGGTTCTTTTTCTAGTGCCGGTCCTGTTAACATTACGAAATGAGTTTTTGATATGGCATATACATTTACCACACTAAAAACAGCAATTCAGGACTACACACAAAACACGGAAACAACTTTTGTTAATCAGTTGTCTCGTTTTATTCTTAATGCCGAAGAAAGAATTTTAAAGGAATGCCAGTTAGACGTGTTTCGCAAGTCTTCTCAAGGAACAGCTTCTACTGGAAATTCTTACTTGCAAAAACCCACAGATTTTCTGTCCCAGAATTCGTTAAGTGTAATAAATTCTTCTAGCAAAGAGTTTCTTTTATATAAACAGGCGACAATGCTGCAAGATTACACTCCTAACCCTGCAACTACAGGTGTTCCTAAGTACTATGCCGATTGGGACGAATCTACTTTTCTGTTAGCTCCTACGCCAAATGCTAATTTTACGATGGAGTTACATTATTTTTATCGTCCAGACTCTATAACCACGGTTGCCAGCGGAACAACCTGGTTAGGTGATAATGCTGAACTGGCTTTGCTGTATGGAAGTCTTTTAGAGGCCTACACCTTTATGAAAGGTGAGGCTGATGTTCTCCAGATATATAACGGAAGATTCCAAGAATCTCTTCAATGGTTAAAGAACCTTGGTGAGGGTCTTCAGACGAGGGATCAATATCGTTATGATAGGGTTCGAAGGGATGTTGCTTAATGTCTGGTTCAGTTAGTTCAAGTGAACTGGGAAACGCTTTAGTATTCACAAGTAACAATGGGGGTCACTCCCCCGAAGATGTGGCGGAGATGGCTTTAAACAAGATAATGATGGTTTCGGACAGTGCTCCTCCCGTCATACGGGATCAGGCTTATGCTCACAGACAGAGTTTGAAAGAAATATTGATATATTATATGAATAAGATGTGTCAAAGCGAGAGAACGACGATCTGGGCTTTGATGAAACAACAAGGTCATGAAGACATGGCAGAAATAATAAGGAGGCTGTAATGGCTGTAGGAACATCTGGTATTTGCGGTACGTACAAAAAAGAGATAAATGCAGGAATTCATTTTTGGACAACGCACTCTCGTGGAGACGGTAGTTCCATAGCAGCGGATACATTTAAGTTGGCTATGTTTACCAATAGTTCTTCTATTTCTGTAGATACAACAGGGTACACCACAGGTAACGAAGTTAGTGGAACTAACTACACTGCGGGAGGGGCTTCTATTGCAAGTGCTACTATTGGTCTTGGAGATAACAGTAGTGCAGTCCCAACCGCTTTTATTGATATGGCGGACGTAACTTTTTCAACGGCTACTATTAGCAGTGCGCGAGGAGCTTTGATATACAACTTCACTTTAACTAATGCAGGGACGGCTGGGGACACTACTCATGCGGCCAAACCTTCTGTTTGTGTGATTAACTTTGGAGCAGACAAATCATCCAGTGCAGGAGATTTTACGATTACCATGCCAGCAAATGACGCTAACAACGCATTGATTAGGATTGCTTAATGGCTGACAACCCTAATCTTGGCGGATGGGGAAGAAGTGCCTGGAACACAGGTGCGTGGAACACCCCGTTTACTGTTGAGGTCACGGGAGTTTCTGCGGCTACCGCTGTTGGTAGCATACAGGTAGATATAACGGTTCCGGTCACGGGAGTTTCTGCGGCTACTGCTGTAGGTAGTGTGCAGGTAGATATAACGGTTCCGGTCACGGGAGTTTCTGCGGCTACTGCTGTAGGAACAGCAGTTGCAACGGGTTTAGCCAACGTCCCGCTTACAGGTGTTTCTGCTGTTAGTACGGCGGGTAACGTACAGATAGATATAACGGTCCCAGTTACAGGAGTAGAGGCCGCAACCGCTGTAGGACGGGTTCTTATATGGGAAGAAATTAATCCGGGTCAAATAGCTGGATGGAACCCAATAACCTACACACAAGCACCTAATTGGACTAAGATAGCGGCATAGGAATAAAATAATGGCATCATCATATACAACTAGTTTTGGTATTGAGAAGATAGGCTCTGGAGAACAATCTGGAGCTTGGGGCGATACCACCAATCACAACATAGATATTTTAGATCGTATTGCTTCGTATAAGTCAGTAGGTCTTTCTGGGTCAACTCATACGTTAACTGTTCGAGAAGCTTCTCCTGGATCAGGCACTGAAAACCTTCAGGATGGTATGTACCGTGTAATTAAGTTTACAGGAGCCCTTGGTGCAAACAACACGGTCACGGTAGCTCCAAACACAACATCAGCGTTTTTCATTATGATTAACGCAACTACAGATTCTGGTTCTAGTGGACCATACTCTGTAATACTAACACAAGGTTCTGGAGCTAACATAACAATTGCAAACGGTAAGTCTGCAATTGTTTACATGGACGGAGCGGGATCTGGAGCGGCTGTTATAGATGCTATTTCAAACTTGCAGTTAGCTACTATATTATCTTCGGGAGACATTACAGCGGCAGGAACTCTTAATGTAACAGGAGACACAGCCGCTGGAGATGATGCTGCCATAGGTTACACTTCTGTGGAAGGGTTAGTTCTTACGGGCCAAGGCTCAACTAACGACGTAACAATTAAGAATGATGCGGATGCTGACGTTCTAGAAATTCCTACGGGAACTACTAATGTAACAGTTGTTGGTGATTTTACGGCTAGTGGAAACATTGCTACCAACGACAGTCAGGCACAGTTTTCTAAAGGTGCGGATGTCGCGTCTAATTCAGCTTTAGCGGTTCAAAAAGACGGTAACTACTTCGATGTAACTGGCACTACAACTATTACCAGCATTAACACCACTGGTGGGGCTGGTACGGTTATCAAGCTTCACTTTGACGGTGCTTGCCAACTCACACATAGTAGCACCAACCTCATTCTTGCTGGAGCACAAAACTTTACAACAGAAGCTGGAGATGAGCTTGAGTTTGTAGAGTATGGAAGTGGCACATATAGACAAACAGGTTGGTGTTTGGCGGGTACTAAACCGGGCGGTGGAGGCGGCGGTGCTTTCTTAGGAGAAGGTGCTTCAGGAGCCTCTGTTGGAAATAGCGGTGATATTATAAGAGTAAACGAAGCGATATTAAACACAAGCCAAACGATGGTTGCTACCGACAATGGTAGCTGCACAGGCCCGTTTTCAATAGCCTCTGGTGTGACACTAACTCTCTCCTCTGGCGCAACCTTTGTGGTGATATGACATGAGTATATTAAAAGTAGACACAATAAATGAAACGGCTAACAACGGTAATATTGCCGTTATTCCAACAGGATCCGGCAAGCTGGTTCTTGATGGTCTGACTTGGCCTCATGCAGACGGCAGCGCAGGTCAAATCATAAAGAGTAACGGCTCTGGGGTGCTGTCCTTTATTGATGCTCCTTCCGCTGGGTTTACACAAACCGCAGAAGTTGCCACTACAACAGGAAACTCAGTTTCGATAACAGGCATTGCCAGCGGTGCAAAATTGGTCATCGTTATGCTAAACAATGTTAGTTCTGCATCAGGTGGTGATTTTAAGTTGAGGATTGGCGATGCAGGTGGCATTGAGACTAGCGGCTATGACACAAAAGGGCTGGATATTCAAAGCAGCACGGCTACGCACACTGACGCTACTGATGGTTGGCTGATAGAAGAACAAGTTGGCGGCGCGTGTTCGTTCACAGGTCAGATTTTTCTTACACTCCAAGACGCCTCGAATCATCATTGGGTTGGAACTGGTAATTTTCAAAATGGAATATCATATGGCTTTACTGGCGGTGACAAAGCTCTGAGCGCGGAATTAACTCAATTAGCTTTAATTAGTGCTTCAACTTTTGACGCTGGCACAGTCAACGTCTTGTTTCAATAGGAGATAGAAATTGTCCACAATTATAACAGATGCAGTCACGGCTTTAAGTGGCAACTTAGCTCTAGCTCCTGAAGGCAGTGGAGTTGTAACTATTGACGGATTAACCTATCCAGCGGCTGACGGCAGTGCAGGGCAGGCAATAGTCACAAATGCTAGTGGAGTTTTAAGTTTTGCAACACCAGCAGGTTCTTTTAAATCTGTACAAGTTTTCACATCATCTGGAACTTGGACTAGGCCATCTGGAATTACTCTTATTAAAGTTACATTAGTCGGTGCTGGTGGAGGTGGCGGTGGTGGTTCTCCAAGTGGAGCT